ATTATTTTTCATATTGTGCTAGCACATCTTCTGATATTTATTAGAGTTGTGTGAGACATACAAACACTTCATGTTGAGTTGTGTGCTCATTCTTAGTGAACGAAGTTCACACATGTGTGACCTCCCTTTGGTCGCCCCCCTCGAAAGTCAAATCACGAATTGTTACAAGTTGTGGAAAAGGCGGGGGTACGGGGGCGTGCTATGCATGCCACGCATGACTAAAAACGTAATGATTTCAAGTACTTAGGGGTGGGTATGCAGTGAGCGCATGGCTAAATCACGTTTTGTTACAATTGTGCTGTGGATACGTTGTGTGGATTATATTCCTAGCGTGACGACTTGTCGCGACCTCCAGTTGTGTTCTGATAATCCGAATGAGCCCGTTTTGATACACATTGTGTGTTTCACACAACTTGAAACGAGTCAACACATTTATTTGCAGATTGGCTAGAATTATCGATTGACGGGATATGGGTTCCGCGCCTTTTCGGCGCTGTAATAATTCGTTACTTGACAGATTTTATGAGCAAAATCAACGACTTAGTGGCAAGCCACAAATGGCCGCTGGTGCGTTAAAATCGAGAGGGTGTCACTTAGTACCAAAAAAGAGCAAAACGCATGGGTGAGCTTCCTAGAGCGTTTAAACGTGTAAAGGGAAAAATGGGCACTATCACGAAAAAGTGAATAGGTTATTCCGCCGGCTAGGAATGTTGTCCTATTTTGACACTATTCGTCCAGGCATCAGGTGCGACAATGTGTCACATAGCAAACTGCAATCAATTTGATACCTTGGCTTTAGGTTAGTTACTTCGCGATTGAGTTCCCAAGGCGCTCCGGCGCTTGACGGGTTCCCGCTTAGGGTTCTTTGACATCGTTAATCGTTTCGTTTGCTCACGTCATGCCTATGGCATTTCTGGCAATGCGACAGCTCCAAGCGCATGCTCAATGCGTCCAATAGGCAAACCATTGGTTTGCTAGCGCCATATGGCATTTGACCGAACGAGCATTCAGCCTTGCGAAGCATCGTTACGCCGGAAACGGAAATTGCGTTCCGGCCATAGGCATGACGCGAGCAAACGAAACACAATGATATTGCCTAATCAGAACGCCTTGTGTGTCTCATACAAAGGAAACTGAAAATGGCAGTCTTGAAAAATCTCACTCAAGAAAATGAAATGCTCAAAGCGCAAATCGCTGCTTTGAAAGCGGCAAACGATAAACCGCTAAAGTTCAAAGTCTCTGAAAAGGGCGCTTTGAGCGTTTATGGTTTAGGTCGATGGCCGGTAACGCTTTATCGCGGTCAATGGGAAACGCTCTTAGGGGTCAAGAATGATATTCTTGATTTCATCACAGAAAACGAAACCCGTTTGAGTGTGAAAGATTGAGATGAAAAAGCTTCTAAGCTTCTCAATCGAAGAAATCGAACAAGCCGATAATGAAATGCAGGGTTTCTGCATCGTTTGTGGCCATTTGCAAGATGGTTGCGAGCCAGATGCTAGAAAATATCAATGTGATGAATGCGGCGAGCGTCGCGTTTATGGTGCGGCTGAACTCGCGATTATGGGTTTAGTTTACTGAAACCTGAAACGGCAAGGCGTTCCGACTAGGCAATATCATTGACTACCATGCAAGGCGCTTCGCGCTATCGCCTTGTGTGTCTCATACAAGCGCAATCAAAACAGGAAAAACGACCATGAAAAAGCTTTTCACTGCTACCGCGATTGCTCTCGTTCTCTTGACCGGGAGCGCGTTTGCAAAGCAGGAAATTGACGTTAAGCGCACGATTTGGGAACTCTCTGATTTTCCCGAATTGGAAAAGAACGCGAAAGCGGTTTGCGCGTCCAAAGCGGTTTTGAGCGTCAAGCTTAAGAACGCTTGCAAGACTGAAAGCTTCCCAAGTGTGACGAAAGCAGGGAAGTTCCGAAACGTAGGCATTGGGGCGGAGTTGAACGCCTTGATGGCCCAACCGGAAACTGTGACTGAAAAGACACAGTAACCAGATTGTCACAGTGGCAAAAATGCCGCATAGCCACTGTGACAATTAAGTGACGTGGCGGATTTGTCACAGTCCCCCCTGTGACATTTCCGCCACGTTGCCGATAAGACACAGTGATAAAAAAGGCACAGTGACATTTTTGCCACATTCCGGGTGTGATAAATATGTCACGTTGCCAAAATGTCACACCCAATTGTGTCCAAATTAAGGCAATTGTGTTCAGAATGTGTCCAAATTGTGTCTGAAATGTGGCAGAATGTGTCCACAATCGCCAAGGCTAGCGGACCATTGATCACGCGAGACAGTTTCGGCAAAAAATGCGTCTTGTGTGTCTCACACACAAAAATAAAGCTTGACACTCACGAGTGAAAGCGCGTAGTCTTGCAACGTTAAGGTGAAACTGAACAGGAAAGGATGAGTATGTCTGAATTAGCTAAGGTGCCAGAGAACGAATTGTCTTTGGTTGTGAACAGAGTTGTTCGCGAGAATGACAGTGACAGATTGCAGTCAATGTGCAGTCTGCTCAATACATTCAACTTCGCGATACAGGTACAGTCAGACCGTAACCAATGGGAACCTTCTGACTTCAGAGCGTTTGCGATTGCGCTTTGTGCGATGGACGAAATTGGACTAAAGGATTAGAAAAAATCGCTTGTGTGTCGCACACAACGCGAGTAGGATGCAAATCAGGTTGATCGACCGATTAACCTAAACCCAAAACAGGAAAGCGAAGTTAGTCATGGCAAAGAAGACAAACCCGACTGTTACCCCCGCCGCGAAAGCAACCGTAACCAAGCTCATTCAGGAGACCAAGCAAGTGGCAGAACAAGCAAAAGCTGTGCAAGCGTATGTCAATCCCAAGGCTCTCGCGACAGACGTTGGCGAGAAGGCTGTGATGGCATGGAAAACGTCAAAGGATGTGGATCAGCAAATCGCGGATTTGACTGATGAGAATACCAAAAAGAAGGGAGCGGCGTTGAAAATGCTCACCTTGGCCTTTGCCAAGGCTGCGGCGATCGACAAGAATATCCGTCTTGAGGATATCTATCTGGAGAAGTCCGAGAAACTGAGAGACCTACGCCAGCGCTGCGAAGTGGTTGTGGGTATCAAGGTGGCAAAGAAGGGCGAAGATGGCGTGGAACGCTATGAGATGGCACCTTGGACGAAAGACGTTCTCCCGCAACCCAAGGAAGACAAGAACCAGCCGGGCTTTCAGGCAAAGGAAAACTTTAGGTCTAACTTTGCTGCGGCGATGACGAAGTGTATCAAAGCGGCTGATGCCTTGATTTTGAAGGGCATTCAGGCAGAAGAGGACAAGGTGACTGGAACCTTGTTGCTTACTGGCAAGGCTGTGAAGGAACATTTCAACGTTGACAAGGTGGCGTTGAACGAAAAGCGCGAAGTTGTGGACAATGGCAAGGAAGTGAAACTGGCCAAAATCCCAAGCTTCACAGAGTTGGCACGGATTGGAGCGGAGGCACGAAACAAGAGCATTCCGACGAGGGCACAAAGCGCCAAGGAAATTAATCCTCTCAATGAGAAGGATGTGACCAGCGCAGTGCAGTCTCTCACGATGGCTCTTGGCAAGCTTAAGAGCTTCGGGGATGAGTTGGCTACGGCCATTGAGGCTCTTGCGGAGGCTTGCGACGAGGCAATCCAGCGCAACGGCAATGAGGAAGACGACGCGGCTTAACGAAACCGGGGCTTGTGTGTCTCACACAAGCCCCATTTTGAGACCAAACCCGCCAGAAAATGGCGGGTTTTTTTTTATTTACCTCTCGGACGCGAGAAATATTTCTTGCATTTTTGTGAAAATAGTACTTGACACGATAACCAAGCTTGTATACAATATAGTATCATTTAGATTTCTCGCTTGGAGGTGCGATGTATCGAAGTGAGAGAGTTATAAAAAGGTATAAAGATCCACCAAGGAAGAGGTTAAGAAAGCAAGATTATCACGAAGTAGAGATACGAAATGCGTATATCAGTCATAGATATCGTGCAGCTTTACGGGGTATCAAGTGGGATATAACACTTGAGGAGTGGTGCGATGTTTGGCTGACTTCTGGTAAATGGTTGGAGCGTGGTGTTGGTGCAGACAGATACTGCATGCATAGAAGATTTGATATAGGACCGTATGCTAAGGATAATGTAGAGATTGTAACGAATAGTGAGAACGGAAGACTGAAAGTTAAGATGCCTTAATCCGCCCCTGAAACCTACTGGCGGACACAAAACAGGAGCAATTGATGGGCGACAACGAGTTTTCTGTCTACCAGTTTTTGGCTGGGGACATACAAGAGCGCGTGAGACAGTTTGTGTCAGCCGAAGAGGCTGTTGCAGCAGCGTTTCATTATACGAGCAACGTTGCGACTAAGATGGGAATAACTGAACGGGTTATCATTACTGATGGAGGTGATAGCGTTGTGTGGGAATGGTTGAAGGGCAAGGGTCAGGTGTTCCCTGAGCCCTTGTGTGAGACACACAAGGAAGTCAAATGATGACAGACCAATTGGATAAGGCTGCGGCCCATACCATTGCGGCGATACGTAGACTGGAGATGATGCTATGGTTCATACGTCAGAAGAAGTTGGCACCTGAGAAGCATATACCAGCGTATTTTGATCTGGTAGCAAATGATCTGGTTGCCATTCAGAATGCGATATTGAGTGATGATGAGTATACGGAGTATGTAGCGAAAGGGTTAGCGAGAGTTAGTAAGTCACACACGTATGAATATCAGGTTACTGCAAACAATGATGGTAAGGTGTTCTATAATGTGGATGCCTTGTTACCATTGAAGGAGATGAAAGAGAACGTGATCTTTGTCAGGAGTTTGCCATGACAGGATCGCGGTTTGATTGGCGAAAGCCATTGACGTTGGAGAGGCTAAAAGACTTCGTGGCAATTGAGGACATAACGGCACAGCGACCACTGATTGAGATCGGACAGCCATTACGGATATGGTTGGCATACGACATTAGTCGAACGCAGGGCACGTTCATGGAGGTTCACGTTGACGGCATGGTGAAAACTGTGACCGTCTATCCTAGTGGGAAGAGACATGAGATACTCAACAGACCCCAAAGTAGTACTAAAGGATTTTATCGCACGGAGAAACAGGATACTGTACAGAGGAAACCTCGAAGAGCTAAGAAGCTTTTTAAAGGCAAACAAACTGCCGTGCCCAAGAAGCAAACAGACCTTGGAGATAACGTTCCACAAGTCCGTAACCGCCGCAGTAGGCTTACCAAAGGAGTACAGACAGATAAGTAAGAACTGGTTAACACAGCGAGGCATGAGATCGTTAGATGATGGCGACCTCGTGTGAGACACACAAAAACAGGAGACGATAAGATGCCTATCAAGAGAGTACATGTAGGCTTCGATATCGACATGGACGTGTTCATGAAGATGTTGCAGCATGGCAATAGCAACGTAAGAGTTGAGATGTATGGCGATACGCCAAAGGCGACGAAGTCGCAAGGACCGAAACTGTTACCACCACCTGATCGGCCGGGGGCGAAGAAGATTATCATGGATTATGCAAAGTTGCATAAGGACATGGGCTTCAAGCCAAAGGAACTGCTGCCGATTGTCGTAGCGGCTGGATATGCAAAGAACACGCACTCGCCACAGTTGATGTGGTTAATGTCCAGAGGATTTATCCGTAAGGACAAAGAGGGCACGTACTATCCAACCACGAAAGGCATGACCTATGGCGAAGCGTAATGGATTTCTCTACAAATCATACAACTTCGTTGACAAAGACCCCGTGATCGATAAGATGCGAACAATGGTCGCGAAAGAGGGTTTGAAGTATGGTGAGATTTCAAACTTGTCTGGTGTGTCTCACACAACGATGCATAACTGGTTTGAGGGCAAGACCAAGAGGCCGCAATATGCTACAGTTATGGCAGTGGTTAACGCTCTTGGATATCGTGTTTCGTACACAAGGAAGGGTAAGTGATGTCAGAAGTAAACACGGAACTAAGCTATCAGGCCCAAATCGTCATGGACTTGGAGGGAATGCCAGAAAGGTTGAAGTTCCCCGACAAGAGTAATCGTGGCAAGAGTTTCGCTCTGCTCATCCTGTGGAAGAAGGTCCAGCAGATGGCAGAGAAGAAGTACGAGAAGCTGATGGAGACCATGATCAAAGACGAAATGATCGATGATCCGAAGTCTCTCACAACTCCGGGTAATCATGTGATTGCGGAGAGTGGTAAGTTCAGCGTACAGGTTAATGTGAGTGTGCCACGCAGGGAGTTCAATGGGGATTGGTTGGCTAACAGGCTGATGAAGGATTACAAAGTGCCTGTGAGTATGACCAAGCAACTCATTGAAGAGGCAAAGCGACCGGGCACGACGCAAGTACGACGGATTACCGTTGCGGAGAAGGGGTCGTAGATGCCCTTGGTATTAGCTCCTAGCTTTGATGACCATACTCGTGAGGAAGTCGAAGCCCATCTTGAACAGGTTCGCCTCCGCCGTTTGGCGGGGGCAATGGAGTATCACCAATCCAAGATGATGAGGCTTGAAAGAGAGAATGGTACACTGTCGGGTAAACTAGCCCGACAGTATGATCAATTGGGGAAGGCGCTATTGCGTATTGACAATGATATTCTAAAGGTCGAAGAGTATCTGAACAATTGTCAAATGCTGCGAACTGAACTCAGCTTGAACGTTGACCGCATCGCACTAGCAAAGAGGAAGTAAGCATGACAACCGAGGGGTTTGAAGTCTTGCCGGGCACACCTGAACAGGTGGAAGTGTTCCTCGATCTACAACGTATGCTTGTGAAGCTATACAACATGTGGCCGGAAGACACGGCTATTGCTGTGTATGCTGCTGCATGTGGCAGCGTGGTTGCGTTGATTGAGGCTCAGTACGCTGTCCATGTGGATGAGTGTCAGAACTGCAAAGACGAGGGTCGATTGCCTACAATCGATTTGGTGTCAACTGCTAGGAGCAACTTCGATTTCTATTACAATCGACAACGTGACCAAGCGGTGAAAGACAAGACCGAAGCAAGCCAAATGGTTCACAAGTTCTTTAAGAAGGATGTAAACTGATGGATTGGATGACATTCAATCGAGAGCTACAGAACCGTGTGAGTGATCCCGGCGTGAGGTACATGTTGGGGGTCGTGTATGAACGTCTGCTCGATGTAAGCAAGCAGACTGATGCGGCAGGTCATATCATGCTTGAGATGGCTAATACGCTGCATGAGCTGGTTGGCCTTAACGAGCATCTTGACGGTCAAGTGAAGGGCTTGCGTCGCCATATGACTGGTCAGGTTGATGGTGTGGACTTGAGTAGTGTCCCTCTTACGAATGAGGACTGATATGCCTTATAAGTATATCGTGATTGAACCTGACGGCAAACTGTCGTGTGAGACACACAAGAAACTACCAGATTGGAAAGAGATACAGAAATATGTTGGGGGGTCTTTTCAACTCGTTCCCTATTTCTCTTCGTTGCAATATGATGGCACGAAGTATAATCGTGGAACTGCGTATTGCAATGAGAATGGGTACGTGGAAAATCTACCACTTAATCCTATCGCTTCCGCGTGCTGGCTGAAAGCCTGTCCGAAGGGCGACCCAAATAGGATGCTCATTCTTGGCAATCTCCTGTTTGTAGTAAAGGAGAAAGTAAATGTCGAAGCCGGCTAGTGGCTTCTTGGCAAACGACGGCTCGTTCTTTGAGAACGAGCCGGAGTGCCAGAGGTATGAGTATCTAAAGGAGATCGAGGGTCTGTGTGATACACACGGAACCAATTACGAGAATTTCATGGCTATGCTGAATGCATGGCATCGACCGATAGAGGGATATTTCGATGCGGACGACAGATGTAAAACACACCAAGTCGGGAAGCCAGTTGAGCTTGAAAGAGACGAAGACGGAGGGTCCATCGACATTCCAGCATTTTTATCAACTGAGGAAGATCGAGCCAACGATCCCAGCAGAGACAAAGACGCTCCGGGCTTTCTCGAACAGCAGATTAGAAGGCATAAGTGAATGCCCAACTTTTGGCGTTGTCCACATGCAAAGACAATACCCGCAGCATGCAAGAGCTATGGCGTTGGAGGCAGGCGAGGCAATGCATCAATTCTTTGCTGCGATGCGTGTCTGGCAATTGCACAAGCTTCAGGGCTTATCGGATCATGCAAAAGTAACGGGGGAAAGGATCTTCGGGGAGGATCGCTGGACAAGCATTTGGAAAGCTTCCTCCAAACAGTCAAACGACTTAGATCAGTTGGGACAACTGGCTGTTGAAGTATTAAATTCGTCAGGGTTCTATGACGATCCAAGCGACAAGACTAGAACCATATCCAACATGCAGACCGCTGCGGTTGTGTATGCCAGAGAAACATTTCCATACTTATACGCATGGCCGGTATGGGTTGCAGATCACAAGTCACCATTGAAGCCTACAGGTGTTGAACAAGTCTTTGACTGTGTGTTGGAGTACACAGATGGAAAGCGAATTAGGTTTATTGGTACGCTGGATGGCATTCTTTGCAATGCATCCAAGAGTAATCGAGTTACGATGGCGGAGAACAAGACGGCGGCTCGCATGGACAGGGCGTGGATCGAGTCGTTTAAGATGCGGCATCAGATAACAGGTTATATGGCATGTGGGATGGCAATATTTGGCTTTGAGATGTGGCATGCAAGGGTGTATGGTTGCAGGCTCAAGCCCATGTATCGTGGAGAAGACGTACACATTGAGCCAGTGCGACGAACCAGAGAGGATATCGATCATTGGGCCAATTGGATACGTAGGCAAGTGGAGACATTTGAGGAATATCAGATCGATTGGGAACATGCTGAGAGACGAACGCATTCATGCAATCGTTTCTTTAGACCATGTGCTCTCATTCCGTTCTGTGCGGACACAGCAAAAGGTCGTCAAGAGCAATGGGATCAAATGATTGATGTTATTCCTTCTCCGAGTGAACGTGCGGTGCAAGAATGAGCTTATTTCCAACTAAGCGTGGAGCGGAAGCAAACGTAAGGTTCTCCATGTTGTTATGGGGTCCATCAGGTGCGGGTAAGACAACATGGGCTGCGACCGCGCCCGGAGACAAATTGTGGCTATCATATGATGAGGGTGAGCACATCAGCGTGATTGGCAGGAAAGAGAAGGACATACTCTATAAGGACTTCGTTGGCGTCCCTGCCGACCAGATATTTCTACATGGCAGTGGTGCTAGTCCATATGGGCTGGATAAGGAATTAGCTGAGAATAGGAATATAAAGACTGTAGTTGTGGACAACTTGACAGCGTTACAATACTTCGCTTTGCAGAAGGCTGTAGCTGATGGTGTAGGTAAGGGTAATAACTTCACGCCTAGTATGCAGACACCGGGTATACCAGCGTATGGTGGACGCAATCAAAACCTTATCGGTTTGGTTCGATCTTTGCTCGCCGTGACTGGTAAGCATAAAGTCAACATTATCTTCTGTGCCCATGAAGCAGACCCTATCATGAGGATCGATCGAGGCGTTGAGACAATCCTACATATTACGATGGGTCTAGGTGGACAGCTTATCAATGGTATGACTGGTTCATTGTCTGAGGTATGGAACTTTAGGCAAGACGCAGGTGGTAAGCGTTCACGCATTGTTACGGTTAGAGTGTCAGGTAATCGTAAGCCTATGAAAACTCGTATCTTCGATCAGAAGGGAGAGTCCTCATTTGTGGTAAACTATGATGCTTCACTGCCTGATAATTCTCCCGGTCAGATGACCATAGCAAGTTTATGGGAACGCTGGCTCAAGGGAGGCATGCAACGAATTTCAGTTCCGTCCACACGGAGAGGTGGTGATGATGAAGATAACTCGTCGCCACCAAAAATCAAACCTGTGTGAGACACACGAGCTTCCGACCGGGGAAGTTATCATCAACAGAGTGAGCCGGTCCTCACTCTCAATACAGGAAGACAGTCATCATGGCTGATCAAGAAGAACTTGGTATCATTCAACTCGACCAGAACCTATCCGATGTGGAGCGCCCTCCAGAGATACCTGTAGGTCGCTACGTAGGAGAAATTCAATCGGTTGAGCAGAAGACATCTGGGGCGGGGAATGAGTACTTCGCGCTTCAGATTGTTGTTCCGAACGAGAACATTCCGGCTGAAGTGGCCGAGCACTACGAAGACGGTGCCCGGTTCTATTACAATCGGTTGCTCGTTCCTAAGCCGGGTGATCGTCGCTCGCTGTGGAACCTCCGTCAGTTCGTTGAGAAGATTGGGTTGGACTCGAATACCAACGAGATCAATCCCAATGAGTGGATGAACTGCATGGTTGGTCTCGTAGTGGGTATGGAAAAGAACCAAGATGGTGAACTCCGCTCCACTGTGAAGTCTCTGTTCACTGCCGAAGAAGCACCGGCTCGTGAAGAGGAAGACGACGAACCGGAAGAGAAGCCCGCCCCGAAGGCCGCAACTCGCGGTCGTCGCCGTTAAACAACACGGGGGTTGTGTGTCTCACACAACCCCCAATTAACCGGAGTAACATTATGCCTGACGTTAATCTGATCACGATATCGCTGAGTCCTCCGCATCCAGAAAGTGGTATGGTCCCAACAGTCGTGAGGATGACTGGTCAAGATAAGTTTAACTTCGATCTGGCAGCACAGCAATTAGGTATGTCTCGTGCCGTACTCATGAGGGTTCTGCTAGTTAAGGGTGCGGAGAGAATACTTAACGAACTAGGTGTAAAGGCTCAATACGAACAAAATGATCATGTAGACTTGACACGAGGGGAGCCCTTGTTCGATGAAAAGACAAGAGATTGATCTCTCTACTGAACAAGAGGAAGCGGTTGAGATGTGCCTTGATAGTCTCAACCGTATTTTCTCTGTAACTGGTCGAGCAGGCACGGGCAAAACTAGTGTGTTAGGCATTGCCTATGCCGAGACCATTCAACAGGTAGGTACGGGCAAGGTTGTGTTGTGTGCCCCTACTGGACGAGCAGCAAAGCGGATATACGAACTGACTGGAATACGTGCTAAGACTATTCACAAGCTTCTAGAATTTCCACAACCAGACGATGAAGATGAACATGGAAAGCCACTACCTCCCGATCCTCGCCGTAATCGTGAGCGTCCTCTTTATGAGCGGGTTGTATATGTCGATGAGAGTTCTATGCTGTCCCAGCAGCTATACGAGCAGCTCATGGCCGCGCTGCCACCTAATGGCAGGATACGGTTCTTTGGTGACAATGAACAATTGCCACCTGTGGATAAGGGCTCACCATTCGAAGAGCTACTTAAGACCAGAGCGTTCAAGCGATTGAATAGATGCTTTCGGTCTGACGATGATATCCTATCTAACGCAGAGCGTATCCGCGTTGGACGATTGCCTATACGGAACGAACGATTTGAGATCATTTATACTGAACAACCGATTAAGCAATTGATAAGCTTTACCACGAAGGAGGTAACACACCGTGGGGTTCAAATTATCATGCCAACGAGAAATGGTAATCACGGAACCAATCGAGTCAATCCTAGCCTTCAACTTAAGTTCAATCCAACCGGAGACATACTTCGTGTGGAACGTAAGGCGAAGATACTCAAGGATGCCCCGCCTCCCATTGCGTTACGTGGCGGCGATAAGTTCTTGTGGAACCAAAATGATTATCAGCTTAAACTGTTTAATGGAGACCTCGGATACATCGACTGGGTTAACAGCGAAGATGGCTCACTTCAGATATCTACAGAAGATAGACAGCTCGTTGTGCCGCCGTTTATTCAGACGTATTCTCCGTTTCACGGAAGCATCATACACTACGACCCACGAAAGAAGATCGAGCTTGGATATGCAATTACCACTCATAAGTCTCAAGGTAGTGAGTTCGACACGGTGATATATTGCATGACAAGGTACGCACCCCGAATGCTAAACAGGAGGAACTTTTATACAGGCATAACTCGTGCAAGACATAACGTCGTGATTATATGTGACAGGATGGGAATGACCCTATCAATGAGAAAGTACAATGGAGGATAAAATGTCTAGCTCTCATAAGGATGTACCTGAATATGACGAGACAGTGGTATGTGAAAACCCAGAATGCAAGTACGTCGAAGCCCCTGCAATTACCGGCCTATATGGTATTGCTGGTGGTGGTGGGCCTGGCGTTTACAGTGTGTGTGAACATTGTGGCACTGTTCTTACTAAGTCGGTAGACCCCGAGTTGAATGTGTGTGACACACACGAAGTGGAGTTGAAAGATGCTGAAACTGATACCAAACCCCGAACCGACGAACACGAGTGAACTTGAAGATCACTTTCGTGCTCATGCCTCTGACTTGGGTCTCGTGACCCAAGTCTTTTCGGAGGGTCCGATCAATGCGAGTGTTGCAATTGTGGGAGAAGGGCCGGGTCAGAGTGAAGTCGAAAGGGGAAGACCGTTTATTGGAGGCTCTGGTCGATTACTATTCGACACCCTCAAAAGCATCGGGCTTCAACGTACTGATGTATATACAACTAACGTTGTTAAGAGGCAAATATCTCTATCCAGACACGGCGATGAAAGGAACGTCGTTAAGCGTGAAGAATTTGATAAGTGGGCCGATCTGCTTGACTGGGAGCTTGCTAAGCTGCCTAACCTCAAAGCAGTTCTTATCATGGGAAACTTCGCACTCAGCGCACTTCTTGGTGAGGACAAAGTTACCCAATGGCGAGGGAGTGTAATCCAACCGGCTAAGTTGCCGGGCAATCGTCTAGGCACGTTCGTAGTTACAATCAACCCAGCTTATGCAATGCGGGAGCTTAAGCTGGAACCAGTCTTCACTCTAGACATAAGGAATAGATTAGGTGCGGTACTCAGGGGCACGTACAAATCATACGAAATCAACACAGTCATTAATCCAACGTATAAACAAGCTCTCGGAGCAATCCGAGATATTAAGAAAGCAGGACTTCCAACTGCGCTGGACATTGAGTGGATTGCTAAAGAGACGGCCTGTGTGGGTCTCGCTAACGATCCGCACAACTCAGTCTGTATCAACTGGCGAGACGATAGAGATAATCGTTACACCGTTCAACAGGAAGCCGACCTTCTCTACGCATTACAAGACTTGTGTGACACACACAAGGCAAACAATGTCCCCCTCATTGGACAGAACGCTCAGTTCGATACTTACGCCTTGCGGCTTAAGGATTGGCTCAGTGTCTCATTCTCTGACGACACACTTCTCCAACACCATACTCTATACCCTCAACTTCCACACAATCTTGGCTTCCTCACAAGTCAGTACACGACCCATCCTTTCTATAAAGACGAACTTGAGTCTTGGAAGGAAGGAGGCACTATCGATGATTTCTGGCGCTACAATGGCAAAGATACATGCATTACTCTCTACTGCTGGGAGCGCATGTGTAAAGAGCTTAAAGAACAAGATTTGTGGAACTTCTATCGCAACCATGTCATGCGAGCCCATCCGCACCTCGTGTCAGCGACCATCCACGGTGTAGCTGTAGACGTTAAGCGTAAGGAGCAACTTGTCAAACTTATCTCTGAAGACGTTGGGGAAATCCTTGCCAAGTTTCACGATTGTGTTCACGAGTTGACAGGTAATCCGTTCTACAGTCCTAATCCCGGCTCGTGGCAACAGATGAAAGAGTTGTACTTCAATCGCCTCGGCCTTAAGGGCCGAGGCACGTCCACTGACGAAGCCAATCGAGTGAACATTCTAAAGAACCCTGAAACCCCTATGTTAGCTAAGGAGATGATTGGCTATGTCAACCGCTATGCGGAGGAAGCCAAGTTTCTTGGTACATATGCCGACTCGACCGTTGGTCCTGATGGACGATTTCGGAGTGAGTATAAGCAGAACGGTGTACAACGCGCACCGGGGCGTCTGTCAAGTGCAGCATTGCTTGATGGGCAAGGTGGGAACATGCAGAACCAGCCTGTGCGCGCCAGAGAGATGTACGTATGTGATGAGGGAATGGTCTTCGGATATTTCGACCTTAGTCAAGCCGAAGCCAGAGTTGTGGGATGGAGGGCTGGCATCCAGAAATGGATGCATCAATTTGAGAAGGCTCGTCTTGATGGAGTTTACGACTGCCATCGCGCGCTCGCAGCAGACATGTTTAAGGTGCCTTACGATCAAGTGCCTACCATTGATCACGATGAAAAGGGGAAACCGACTATTCGATATGTTGCTAAAAGATGCCGCCACGGGCTCAATTATCGCATGGAGAGATATAAGCTATCTGAAGTCACAGGGCTATCTTACAACGAAGCAAGCCGAAATTTTGTCATCTATCACACCACAACTCCTGAGCTTGAGAGATGGTGGGATGCTGAAGAGTCGAACTTCCGCAAGACTAAGACGGTATATAACGCTTTGGGCCGCAGGTTCAGAGTTATACAACGAATTGATGACGAGGTTCTTAAATCAATCGTGGCGTTCTATCCGCAATCCACGATTGGCGATAAGGTCACTCAGGTTTGGTATGAGAGCGAGTCAGATAGTGAATGGCCGGATGATGCTAGGGTTGCTATTGATGTCCACGATAACCTTGTATGTATTGCTTCTCCTGCTACTATTAAGACAGCTCTTAGAATTATGATCAAGTATGCAGAGAAGCCCATCCCTATTCGCAATGTGTTCACAAACAAGGTGGAGGAACTTATCATTCCAGCGGAAGCCAAGATGAGTTATCCTGTATCATATGTGCTTAACGATAAGGGTAAATGGGAATATGTCGAAGACACTAAGAAGGGAGTGCATAGATGGTCGCATCTGAAGAAGGTAAAACTTTGACATTCCGTAGGTGGCACAAACTCCTTGAGCAGTTGCTCATAGGGCAAGGGCTGCATGGAGGAAAGCAGAAAGAGATACTCAAGTATTTCGATGAGGCTGATCCTGACGAACTTAAGGCATACTTAGAGCTATTGCTCAAGGAAGACCGAGTTCAGAAGTTCATATACAATAGGGACATCTATTGGCGAGCCACAGTGAACATTCTCGATGAAACTTATCGTAAAGAGGGCTAATCAAATTAATGGCCTTGTGTGTCACACACAAGGCCGTTTTCTTTTAGTCGGTTGCCTGCTCGGCTGCACGTTCAGCTTGTATTCCGGGCTCGTCAGGATCAAGCATGTTGACCTTGAACGGTTTGCCCTTAAGCTGCTTCTGCACTTCCGGCATCTTCGAGATGCGTTGCTCGGTAGCTTTGATCGTTTGCAAGATTAGCTTCGTGGCCTTGTTACGTCTGCCTTGATAGAAGGCTGTCACATCCTTGTAGTCGAGTGGGTTAACGTTTCGTTCGCGCAGCCACTGCATCAATTCAGGATTATCTAGTTGCTGCTCAACCCACACTCCGACGTTGCCCTCGTTGACTGTACGCAGTCGGGCAACTTCTTGGCCGTACACTCCATAGTGTTTCCACATAGACTTGAAGCCCATGCCACCTTTTTTGGGTTCATCCTTGCCAAAGGTTTGTTCGATCTCGTCCATGAGCATCCCGTATAGCGGGTTCTTTGGAGGCTTCTGTTGCAAGCCCGGATTAGCGATCTGGTCCTTTCCGCTACCCGGAGGTAGCTCGTCCATGTAGTCTGCAATATGGGCCGCACCTTGCTTTGAGGCCATCTTACTAGAGATAGCACCTTGGTTCTTATCCCATACACGATACCTGAAGAGTAGATCATCAATGACTTTCTTGTTAGACCAGAGTTCGTCGCTTAGATTTGTTGAACCAGTTACGTCAGAAGCTGTGTTTGTTATGTCTCCAATGATTGCCGTCTTGCTGGCAATACGCTTGCCAACTTGTTTGGTCACTGCCTCTGGCACGCTTGACCAATCAGGAGCAGACATACCAGCTTGATATGCTTGTAGGGTAACGTCTGTGATCGCTGGGATGATTGCCCTGAAGGTCAACTCTAGCGGACTCTCGCCACCACCAAGGTCGATGTATGGGTTGTTCCTAGATTTGAACATGCCTCCTATAAAGCCTCCGGTGGATACATATCCTTTTGAGCCAAGGAACCCTCCTAGAGCACTTGGCATTGGCGGAATTACTGCCGTACCCAAGAAGCCATTGATAGCTTTTCTGAGATCGGAGTCACCATCAGTTAGGTCTGTCATGTGATTAAATGATTTGCCCATGTACTGATGCATGAATGATCTGGTCATGTATCTGTTGAATGCTGTTTCTTGAAAGTGCCTGAACTCTATACCCTCGTTCGGTTTGCCATATGGGCGAGCGAAGTAAACGTTGTTGAGCAGATTATGATCATTTCGACCGTTCATCATATGGTTAACGTAGTCATACTTGATTTGAATGCGCTTACCTTGTGTGTCTAACACAGGATTGCCTTCGTCGTCGAGTACATCAACCGGGATGCTAGACCAGTAAGAGTTCCAGAGATAGGCTGTTACTTCGGGCAGTACTGCTGAAGCAGCAAAGGCCAAGTTAGCCCTAACCGGATTATCTCGCATTGCGGCGAGTGTAGCACTAGGGCTCTGAAAGAGCACACCAGCCCAAGGGGTAACACTGCGTGCTGCATGGCTAGTCACGTTAGTTGCATCAGCTAGTTTGTCCTGTAGTCCCCACGTTGCTCGTAGGAAGTGTTGGGCTCCGGTTTGGAACGGATTGAGCGGTCTATTTGGCATGTCCCTGTCGCGTTCGAAGCGTAGGAGCTTACCGTTCTTCTCGTAGGCATAGCCTCGAATGCTTGGATCACCTGTATAGTTTCTATAGTGTGCGGCAAGTTCTGCATCAGACATAACACGTCCTTGGATTGTAGGACGGTTCGTGTCGTCAGCACCCTTGCCAACCTTACGTGCCCAACCATAAGCAGGAGCTTCTTGGAGAGCAGTCAAGAACGCATTGCCCGGAGTGTATACAGCCTTCTTTACGGGATCATAAGTAAACTTTAATAGTGTATTTGTCGCTTTCTCCATGAAGTCAATGACAGGGTTCATATGGGGATTTTGTCCGTACAGCTTACGTGCAGCAGTGACAGACCTATATACATCTTGAGCTTCCATCGTTGGATTGTCGTTGAACGCACCGGAAACTTGCATCTTACGATAGAACGAATCCATATACCATTTCTCGAAGCTTCTGGCTAAGAGATCGTTCTGACCAAGGGTCAGGGTCTTTCCCCATGCGGTACTACCTAAGCCCTCGCTAAAGAACTTGGCGGTAGGCCGAGACATTTGGGCACCTACCCTAGTGAGCAGCCCCATCGTAGTAGAGAATGGCCCAGCCGGTAGAACTGTTCTCCCTCCGGCGGTCTTCACGTTTCCGGGTGCCGTTGTCCATCCTTGCTCCATCGCTCTGATCATGCCTGTTGGGGCGAACCAAGGGGCAAAGAAGCCTGTGGTTGTCTTCTGGAATACGCTCTTAGAC